GGATAATATTCTTATAGAACTTATCTTGTACTGCCGCATCTGATTTTGATTCACCGTAAAGTTTTCCAACAATAGGAATCCTGTAAGACGGGACTGGCTCATCTTTAAATGGTATAGATGCCAAGTCCACGGTCTTCATCACCTCACGTCCAACACCGCCTGCGTATTGACCCATTAAATAATCAAGCTGATCCGCTGTTGGGCTAACCATACCGATGCCGTATTTACCGCCACCGCTGATATAGTTCAACGCATATGAAAGACCTTTACTGAATGCGCTGGCCGATTCACGATTACGCTCATACCCAGGTGTAGGCTTCATTTCATTCATAGGCTTAGATATTGGCCTTCCAAACGCATCTTTGTTTTCGTATAAGCCAAACAATGGGTCTACCACGGTTGGACTAAAGTTTTGGATAAAGCCACCACCACCCAATGGATTAAACGCATCTGTAATAGTACTCATAATACTAATAATATGCTTAGCAGGGTCTTTACCGCCCGACAACATATATTCAGCAATGATGCGCCCAACACTTGGGAACACACTGTAACCTAGTGGCAGTGGGGGATTTAAATATTTACCACCACCAATTGGAATAATAAGGCTCTTGTTCTTCAAATACTCTGGCGGCTCATCTTCATCAAACCCAGCCATCTTCAAAACAATAGCTTGCATAACACCCAAGAACACACCGCCAGCAACAATCTTTGCTCCCAACTTGGTGAGTTTTGTTTTGCCATTTTCTTTTTCGATCATGACCCTGGCCATCTTTGCAGTGCCTTGTATGCTACCGTTAAAGAACGCAAACAACGCCGCAAAGTTTGCAGACCATTGACCCTTACGATCAAAGTTAACAGTTATTTCTTTGCCAATCTCGGCGGCTCTTTCCTCGCTAATGCCTTGATCTAAAGCAACTTTGAATGCCGACAAACGTACAGCATTCTCAAGCGCTTCGTTATAGTCTGATAGCCAGTCCATAACACTGCTAGTTACTTTGCGTACATTGCTTTTATCTAATACTGCAAGCTCTCGATCAACAATAGCTTCTCTCTTATTTGATCCGCTGAACTGTTGACGGAATCCTGTCAGACCACCAGCCTCTTTGTATTTATCAAATAAATCCATCCATGCTTGCATTTCAGGAGTTGTGGCTCCTTTTTCTCTGCCTATTCTGTAAATGGCACGCATTGCAGGTAAAACGCCTTTTCTAAGCTCTTCGTTTTTGCCTGCAATTGGAGTTGAACCAAGCGTAATACTGGCTTCTGTGTAATCACGCAATAAGTTCCAAGGACCAAACAGCGGGTTGTACTGCGTATTCATTGCCGCCATTGTGCGAGTTACCTCTGCAACCCTGCTAAGCACTTCAGCCACCGAACTGCTATCCATGTTCTTAAGCGCTTCTGCCATACGCATAGCACGCTCATTACCAGGGTTAAAGAACACATACCAGTCTTCGCCGTTTACGCGTACTGTAATAACGTTCTTAGACCCTCTGAGTACTGGATTGACTCTATATTGAACCTGGCCTGTCAGCTTGTCTATGCTGGCTACAGTAGGCTCTTTGATAAAGTTATCTGCATCTTGTTGCGTTAAACCCATATCAATCAGGTTCTGATACAGCTTTTTCTTATTGCGGATGGCTCTTGGATTAATAGGCAACCAGAAATCCGTATTGGGTGCTTGTAGTGCCAAACCAATAAGCGCCTTACCAACGCGAGCATTCTCAGCCCTGTTGATTGCACGCTCACGCTGGAGGAAGATATTATTCAAAATATCAACAACAGTCTTGGTTGATCCTGTACCCGCCCTGGTAAATGCCCCGCCAGTACTAATGCCCTTGCCAAATCCTTTTACAGAATTTCCAGCAAAGTCTAGCTCCTCCTCATCCCTGTTGAGTGGGACATAGTAGGGCATCTTATCGCGCCAGCCCTGGATAGTCTCAGCCTTTTCAGTACCGCTTGCTACCAATAGGTCTTGCGTTTCTTTAACGATGTTGTCTATATCTTTAGCCAAGTCCTGATACTTTTTCTTCTTATCAGCAGGCAAATTATTTAAGTAATCATGCGCATCTTTGGTGTCAATACCAGAACCACCATCAGGCAAAGCGGCATTGCGAGATGCAATCAGATTGTTGTACTCTTCTGCATGACGGTTGTGCAAGTACTCTTCAAACTCTTCAACAGTCACGCCCAAGTCGTGCATTTTCTTAATTAAAGGTTTGCCCTCTTCTTTTAAGAACTTGTTAACCTGATCAGCCTTACGACCTGGCATCGTAGTTAACTTAAGATATGGGTCCCAAGCATCTTGTATTTGTCCAACTTGGTTATTAATATCTTTAACTATTTGTTTGGTATCAAGATGTTTATCTACAAGTCTGTGCTCCCAATCACCTTCTTTAAACGGCTCAGATACATCCCATGTTGCTTTGGGCGCTGGAGCTCCTTTAAAGTTCCTGAAGTTTTTGTTCTGAAGCGCCATCGTACTAGCGTCAACATAATCCCGTAAAGCACTATTCGTCATACGAGTGCCTTTTGCACTCATAATGTCATCAAACACTTTATGCAAAGCATATTGATTGGTTGCGCCAACGAGAGATTTAAGCCCTTCATATAACTTTCTAATTGCTAACTTGAATCTATCCCAGCCACTACCTAGCTTTTTAGCCAATAGTTGCTCAGCATTAACAGCCCAATATTCGGACGGGTTAACATACTGGTAATAGGATTGGTCAGGCAAAGCCGCAATTAATGCGTTGTATTGTTCTAAAGATGGATCAGCATAGAAATCTGTTAAAGCCTTAAAGAATGCTTTTCCTTCTTTGGTCTTGTCAGATTTCATCTTGGCTTTGACTTGTATACCCCATTCTTTAACCAAAGACTTAGACGCATCCTTATCCATCATTTGTTCTAATGAGTGCGTAAGTTCGTGACGGATAGTTACTGAATCGGTAACGCCATGAGTGCCCTTAAATAAGTTTATGACTCGTTGAATAGGCTCAAACTCACCCGCCGCTGATTTGTCTTCCTTGCCCTTATTGATAGACAATGACAGTCCTTCAAGAACAAAAGGATACTTTTCATACAAAGTTTTTATGGTTGAGTAAACAGAATCGCTGATCTTTCCTTCGCCCCAGTCTTTGGTTGCTTTTACAAAGAAATCTTTAGCGCTTTTCTTCTCTGGCTTGGTAGCCGAGATTGTTTCTTGTAATGCACGCACCCAGGCATTAATCAAATTAGCTGATTCTTGCTCTACTAACCCAGCCTTTCCTTCAGCAAACTTTTTAAAGAGTGCGGCTTTCTTAAGTTTAGCGGCCTGCAACTCTTTGATGTTTTGCTCTCTGTCACCTATAAAGTTGTTGATAGGACTCAAGTTACTCAAAGGCGGCTTGAACTCTTCCTTGGGTGCAAAGAGTGCTCTAGCTTCATCTTTGTAATTGCCCGCAACCAATCCCAGTTGCATATCGTGCAAAATATATTTAATTGCATCTCTTCCTTTTTCTTGGTCATAGATGACTGCATTCATTTGTTGACCAGACGAATGGAAAGTGCCAGTAAAATTTGTCAGTCCTAAATCTAAATAATATTGGCCACCTTCTCTCTTTGATTTTGAAGTAATAAATTGGTATCTTTCACCACGCTTAGATATTTTTAATGAGCCATCTTCGGTTTGAACAATTCCGTTTTGAAATTCATCAAAAAATACTTGCACCTTCTGCAAAGTGTTAAGCTTAACTGGGGCTCTCTTCTCTTCTTTCTCAAAGTCAAACGTGCGGGGCATTAATATACCCTGGCCTGTTGTGCCATCGTCCTTGGTGTAGGACATGATCTGACCCATGTTGTTGACAGCCGCAAAGCCCGCCAACAAGTTGCCAGTTACCATCCAACGTTTCTCACGCCTAACAGTTGCGCTCTTGTCAAACAAATCCATCATAGGGATATGTTCGTACTTGTCTGTCTCAGGGTTATGCCACGGCACTTCAGACTCTTGCCTGAGCTCATACACGCTGTTGACCTGGGAGAAGTTGATTGAAATGCTCTTTGCATCGCCGTTAGCAAGCGCAACTTGCATCTTCCAATCAGAACCAGCCAATGGATTCTTAGTCTTACCCTTGTTTTCTACGTTAGTTACAACGCCAGAAATAAGCGTACCGTTCTTACTTTTAAGAATTAATGGCGTGCCAATAGGATAAGTAGTCAAAATACTTCTAATGTTCCCGTATTGAAGATTCATCTGTCCTTTGACTTCTTCAATCTTCGTAGGATCAGCGCCGCTTTCTGCAAGCTCTGCCAATCTTTGCCTACCAAACTCACTAGCTCTAGGAGTTAAACTGGCAAACATTTCCTTGGCTTTCTCTTCTGGCTCCTTGCCACCCAAGTTCTCATCAATCTGTTCTTGCACCTCTGCTTTAGAGTAAGGTTTTATTGTGCGTTTAACATCAACCTTTTCCATGTTTGCTGGTTGAGCAAAGGCAGAACTTGATCCTTTGTCTTCGGTAATAGGCTTAGATGAAAGTGTCTTGGCATCCAGGTCATGTGCTTTGGCTTCGAGCTTATTAGTACCCATACTTTCTTCTCGTTGCAACAAGTCGTTGTATCGCTCGATAATGTCTTTGTAGACTTCTTCTTGTTGCTTGATTGGCAATATTGGTATATATCCTGTGAGCCTACGAATATCATCTTCTGTCCCTTCTGTTGGGTCTTCTGTCAAATCAACGATCTTCTTACCGCCAATTGCTTCGTGTATATCAGGGTTATCCCTTAAATACTCTTGTGCAACTTGACCTCCGTAATCATTGATAAAGTCTACAGCACCTTCCGCAGATACGGCAGACTTGCGAGATGCAGTTGTATTGGCATTGAGTGATGCCATTTTCTTAAGTAACACAGCCGCTGGACGCATCTCAGCAGGAATATCAGCCATCATCTGGGAGTATGCTGGAGGCATGATTTGACCTGTACGGTGTACGCGCCCCAACATTTGCATATGCGTATCAATATTTTTTTCAGCCTGAACAATGATCATATGGCGCTTGCGCTGGTCTTTAAACTTGCTAGAAGCGTGTAAAGACAATCCTGTTGAACCAGCTTGGTTAAGAATAATAACGTCAGCCGTTCCATTGTTAAATGCTTTAACTGCATTAACACGTTGCTTGATATTTGCAGTTCTGCTTGCTAACTTAGGCTTGCCATTGGCATAGTCTAAAGTAACAGTACGGCCTGTAATTTCTTCAGTTTTAAATCCTGCTTTTTTAAGTTCATTATGTAAATAATCAATAGGAGATATTGGTGCAGAACCAAATCCAGCTCCTTCAATAAACTTTTTAATGTCTTCAAATTGCTTTGTAAGTCCAGCGCCAAGATCGTTATCGGTTAAACGATATTGCTTTTTCTTGCCGTCTGGAGTTTTGATCGTAACCATGCGCTGTTTTTCAAGGTAGCGCAAGTACAAGTCCTTAAATGATAGGTCAACGTCATCCCCTACGTTTAGACCCATATCGTCTGCATAAGTTTGCAGGAATGAACCCATCGTATTAGATACGGTCATCACCACTTTCTCGCCAGCCTTTAAGCGCTCAATTGCATGGTTGACTGAATCCTTTGCCTTTAGCGATAAAAGCATTTGGTCAATCAAGTTGTGCATGATTGCGCCAAAGTTTGCGCTCTGTACTTGGGTTTTCTCGCCCTCGATGCTTGCTCTACCGCCTTGTTTATCAAGGGATTTCTGTAAATCTTTAACCGCACTTTCTTTGGCTCTTGAGAATGCAAGCACCTGGCTCATGGACGATGCCATGTTTTCAGCCGTTTGTTTATCTACTTTGGTTTCTTTTGTATCGTAAGAAACGCCTGCAAATGTACGCTCACGTCTAATGTATTGACCAACTTCGGTCAGCATCTTAGCAACGGTCTGTTGCATAGGAATACCACCGTTTTTAATTGCGTCTGCCAGGTCTGCCAACTTATCTACAGCAAGACTCATATCAGTGCTGGAATACAAATCCATAACATCTGGACGCTTTGCATATGTTGCAGATGAGAAGAATGTACCGTAAGCACCTTGCACCAAGTTGCGGACAAAAGCGGCTCTTCCCTCCACCAAGCTCTTGCCTTCTTTAGCTCTTTCTCTTTGTTCTTTTGATCTTGCTTGAGTTTCACCAGCCCCACCAGCGTTGTGACTCTCATCAAAGATCATGTAATTACCAGCACCAAAGTTTTTTATAAAACGCTGACGCTCAGTTTCTTTGCCCTTGACGGTTTGTAATTGACTATATGTTGTAAAAATTACTTTGTAATCGCCAAGACTTTCATCCCTTTGCATATCCTTCAAAAGACCATCTAATGCAGGACCAGACTTGGGCGCTTTTAAAGTTAAATTGTTTTCAGTAATTTCACCTTTTACATTTCTGAGTAATGTATAAGGAATCTTTTCACTGGCATTTGTAATAAGAATTTTGGGCTTAGCTGTGTCTAATCCCAATTTATCTGTCATACCAATATCGTCCAAATCTCTAATCATGTCTGAATAAAGATTAGGTTTCTCAGTTACAAAGATTGGTATTTTGTCTTTGATCAAAGCGTACTTAATCATTGCCGCAACAACACGGCCTTTACCAACACCCGTTTGATCTCCAATAATGAACCCTTTACCCTCTTCGGCATTCTTGATAGCCAAAGCAATTGCATCTATTTGTTCAGCAGAGAATAACTCTCTAAGCGTCTCTGGATCCATTTCAAGGTTTTCAGATACAAAATCATCAATGTTTCCGTATTGCTGTTCTAAACTAGCTAATGAGTTCTCAATAGCCTGTGCCATCGCTTTAGGAACCAATGTGCCTACAGATGAGGCATTAGAGTGCGGTGCGTAACCAACTTGGTTTTCTGTTTCTGTTTCTTGTCCAGCTCGGTCTTTTAGGCCAGATCCGATGCGTTCACCAGAGACAACGCTGACTCCACCCAATCCTCCAGGCTTGTTTCCCTCAGTGCCTTTGCCGCCTGTAGGTTTGACTTCACCTTTGCTGGGAACTGCTTCTCCTCCTGCGCCAGGTTCAGGTGCGTTACCAGGTTTAGGTTGTGCGTTACCAGCGACTGCCCCAGTTGATTCGGGTTGTCCACCTGTGGAAGGTCCATTTTCTGACACGCCCTGTTCGCCGCCTCCAGGGGTTTCTCCTCCTGTTGTGCTAGGTTGGACACCCTGTCCGCTAACGCCTCCAGCCACTCCTTGTTCGTTAACGTTTCCTTCAGCGCGTATACCGCTGTCAACTCCACTGGGGCGCTCATTCCCTCTGGATACCAAGGTGTTTTCATCTAATTTCTCCTTTAACTGACCGTATGTTGTGTATACCTTTGGCAAGTCAAAGGCAGGCAATGCTCTTGCAGTTTGTATTTCACCTTTTTCATTAACCAAAGGCGCTCCATTCCTAACGCCATCAATGACAATAACGTCTACTGGATACGATGCACCTTGTTTCGTATATAGATTTCCACTAACTGTAAAGTGATCTACTACGTTGTATCTTCTATAAAGCTCTGCATAAAAATCTCGCTTAGCTTTACCTCGATAATCCTCTACGCGAGCTTCATCGGTCTTGCCCATAACGCCGCCAACAATAAGCACGGCTTTACCATTGTCTTTCATGGTACGCAAAGACCTAAATGCTATGGCATGGTCTATTTCTCTAGTGTCATACCAATGAGCATTGTGCGTAATTGGCTTGCCTTCTTTGTCTTTGACTACGCCAAACGGTGGATTGGCAATAACAACATCCATCGTTCCTGTATCAACAGCTCCACCTGGGATTGTTTTAGCGGCATTGAAATCAGTAACATTGGCATTGGGTAATACCATCTCAAGAATAGCCGCACGACCAGGTTGCAACTCGTTTGCATAAATGTTTTCTTGATTAGCTCCAATCAAAAGCATACCGTTACCAGCACTGGGCTCGTAAACTTTTGTGTTTGGATTAATGCCTGCTAACCTCGATGCAATGTAAGCTAGGGGCGCTGGTGTTGAATAAGCCTGATGCAATACACTTTCAGAACTTCTGACAGACAAATTAGGCTGTCTACCATATAGGTTTACCAGTTGATCGTATATTTGATCTGGTTTACCGCCTTGTCCTACGATATGTCTAGCCGCAAGAACAACGCCGACCTCGATGGCTTCATCTGCTGATTTAGCCTCATTAGTTCCTGGCGGTATCTTCTGTCCTGTGATTTCCTCGATTTTTGCTCTGGCTTGATTAATGTTCTCAAACTTACCGCCTTCAAGAAAGAATGCGCCAATCTGTGTGGCAACGTGAAATTGTCCTTGCGGAGTATTAATATCTACGTCTGTAGTTGTTGGCGCTTCATTGTGGATTTCGTGCAAAGACTCAACAGAGATAACATCTTTCTTATTATCTGCACCTTTGTCCTGATACTTTCCAGCCATGCCGATGTAAGCGCCCTGCAAGTGATCCAATGACACTTGGTCTGCAACATCTTTACCAATCTTGGAGCGGATCATATCCATTACAAACTTGGCCGCTTCTTTAAACTTGATATAACCCATTCTAAAAGCCGCATCCATCAGCTTTGTAAGAATAGGCATTAACTTTTGTTCGTCTTCAGGAACAATGTTTAATCGACCGCCTTTACCCATGAGTAAAGACAAATCTCCTAACGCATCTTCCAAGTCTTGTTTAGCCTTGGCTTTCTCGTCTAAGGGAACGTCAGCAGATGGTTGAACTGTAGAAGCTGGGTTAGCTTGAACTTCAGTAGGTGCAACTTGTTGCACTTCAGGAGTAACTTGTTGATTTTGACCAATTTCAGAATTTTTTATTTGATCTCGAATACGGGTAGTAACATTTTCTGGGGGCGCTTCACCAGCCATTTTCTTGGACTTGTCAGATTCGACTTGCGCAAATTCCAATGCTTTTGGCAATGCTTGATCGCCAAAATTATTAGTTGGAAATATTTTCCCGCCTATGTAATTACCAGAATCTTTATCGTAAAAGTTTGCTATATATCCTTTGTCATTAGGAAATACTCTAACTTCCGTATTGTTTCCCGCATCAAAGGTTTGTATTGGATTGTCTTTATTCTGAACTGGTTTTTTACCTGAAGGCTTTGTCTTTACAGGTTTTGTCTCTACAGGTTTAAAAGGATCAGTTCCTTCTTGTACAGTAGCAAAAGATTTGCCAGCATCAATTGCCGCTTTTGCCTCTTCTGGCGTGTTAATTGGAGTTACATTTGTCAGTCCAGTAGCAGTTTTATCTCCTGCATAGTGTTGAACTGGTGTTCCATCAACCCCTTCAGTAGTTAATTTATTTGTTTTTGGATGATACCAAGCCTCACCTTCTTCACCAGAAGAAAAGTCTTTGCCGCTAAAAATTCCATCAAAACGGCCTTTAAGATTCTTTTCGTTAATATCAGCAGTAGGAGTTTTAGGTTTTGCTGGCTTTCCTTGTAGCTCATCCAACATAGCCTGCGTATCTTCATCAACAGGAAGAGTTTTAGCGCGGGTGGTAGGCGCGGCAGGAGGAGTAGAAGTAGCAGTAGGTACTTCAGGTGCTTGCTCTTCTTCTGGAGGCTCTGGCGGTTGATTAGGATTAATACCAGGCGTTCTAGTTGTAACTTGTGGAATTACATTGTTACTTGTACCAGGACCAAGTGCAAACTGTTGATCTGCGGCTTTTTGTAATGCCAATAAACCTTCAGGCGTTTTTGTATCTAAGAAATCTTTTGCGTTTAATTCTTTTGCAAGTTCTTTAGTCTTAGCGTAATCTGTTGAGTTATAAATAGAACCAGCAACGTGAGCTCCACCGCTCATTGCACCAGTCAATAAAAGAACATCTGGCGCTACTTCTTTAGCAGACTTCCAAATATCATCAGGATTGGTAAATGATCTTGGTTTAGCGTTAGGATCGTCATTGACTCCAGCGGCCAGTTCAGTATTGTGCTGACCAATTTGTGTGATGGTTTCTGTGCCAAGCTCATTTACAAGCTCTAACGCACCAGCACCAAAAGACTTGAGCACGCCCATAAGTCCTTGGCCTGCTTCCTTGAATATAACCCCAGCCAATTTGTTACCAAACACGTTTCCTAGCGCCTCTGGCAATGCCTCCCATGCGCCGTGCTCTCTGACAAGTCCTTGGTATTCCTGAGCTGTTTTAAGCCATTGCTCATCGGTCAATGGTTTGCCTGTTGCCTTTATAGAAGCATCGTCTAGCTTTTCTCTTATGTCTCGTAAGAATCCGTTGGTATCCATGCGGTAAGCCGCCGCACCAGATGCCGCCATCGTGCCTGCTTCGGTTGCCAATGGAAGTGGAGTAACAAATCCAACTGCCGCACCTGCCAATCCTGAACCCATAGACAATACAGAAAATGCCGCATTCTGTGGCAAATTTCTAATCTTGGCTCTGTCAACACCTAATAGATATTCGTTTTTAAGCTCTGGATTTTCGGCATTCTTTTTGGCCAGTGCACGTTGTTCAGCAATAAAGTCGTGTTTCCAAGCATCTCCTGTCAAAGCACTAGGATCTGCTCCCTGAGATAACGCTTGAGCTCCAGCCTCAAATGCCAAAGGAGTAGCGGCAATAGCGGCTCCAACGTCTTGTGCCAATGGAACTGCGGATTTGGCAAGTTGATCACGTTTCTTTTGTTGATCTTGACCAAACTTGGCAATACCAGAATACCAAGGCTGTTCCTGTTGTGGCTCTGGGGGTGCAACTTGTTGCACTGGGGTTGGGACTATTGGAGCTTGCGCTACAGGAGGTGCAGGCGGTGCAACTTGTTGCACTGCTGGTTGTTGATTTTGAGCAATGATTCCCTGTATGTCTTCTTCATTGGGATTGATAGGACCTCTGCCTGCATTGGCTAAACCTGCTAATCCTAATTGGTTATTAACATATTTTCTACTTTCTTCAGGCGTAGCTTCAGAAGGTGCTTTGAATAATGAGTATCTTCTCAATAATTCAGTTTGGGTAATATCATCAGGAACGCCTCTGACAAGCGTCCCATCTGGCATTCTTACATCCATGATTATCCTTATCTAGGAAGAGCAGAAAAATCTATCGCTGGAGCTCCTGCTTGTTGAGCAGTTGGCAAACCGTTTGTATTAGGAATTCCTTGTTTTGGAACTACTGGTGGTGTTTTTTGTATTGGCATAGCCTGTAATGTACCAGGAATATCTTCACTCCAGAAGTGAGGACCAGCTTGTGGTTGAGCCGCTTTTGGATCGTATGTTGTTTGATAGCCTGGATGTTGTAAATGTGGCCTAGAACCGTAAAGATTATCGGCAACTTGATTTATTTCAGCGCTTAAAGCATTAATCTTTGAAACATTAGACGGGAATCCTTGTTTAATTAATGCGTCTCTATCTGCAATTGCTTTTGCAGTTTGTTTTGCAAATAAAGCATCAACTTCTTTTTGCTCTGCACTTTGCGGGCCGCTTTTATTAGTTAAATAATCACCATAAATTTTATGCCAATCTGCATCAGATTTAATTTTCTCAGCTTCATTACCAAGTTGGATTCTCTTAGCAATAGCTTCTTCATTCTGATATTGAGATGTGTTTTTAAGTTGTAACGAGGCAAGGCCGTGAGCAACTTTGGCATCGTTTTGTTTCTGAGCCGTATCCATAAGTAAAGCGGCATCACGATAGTTGCCAGATTTCTCAGCGCGTTTGGCTTGCATAAGTGATAGATTGGAATTGTCCAAAGCATCTTGTGCTTGTTGATCGGCTTTTTGTGCCGCTGTATAAGTCTCAAGACCTTTTAACCCGCCTTGACCAATGTTAGCCATTGCATAAGGGGAAGTGCCCGCCATCATTCCAAGACCAGCAGTTAATAGCGCAGTACCTAAATTGTTTCCAGAACTAGCATCGAGCTTAGCTTGTTTTTGAGCAATTCTTTGTGCAAATGGCGCATAATCAGACTCTACTTGTTGATTCTTTGGCTTAACCATTGCCTCTTGTTTTGTCTGCAATTGTTCAGGAGTTATAAGAGAACTATTTCCTTGTGTATCTTTTGGATTTAATACAGCAGAAATATCTTCATCTGTTAATGGTTTATAAGTGCTACCAGTACCGCCGCCTGCATAACCAATAATCCCGCCATCTGCATGACCCATACCTTGAAGATTTTGAGCTGGCAAAGTACCAATTCCTTGTTCTTCTGGTAATGCCATAGGTGATCCACCATGAGGCATATTAGGATTATCTCCAGGCAAAGCACCCCCACCAGGAACCATAGGTTCTGGCGGTTCTATTTTGTCAATATCTTTTAATTTCGTAATAAGTTTTTTTGCAGTCTCAAAGTCTTTGTTGGCAATACTTTCGTCAATAGCTTGTCTAATTTCCATTTCTGGATCAGGCGTTTGTTCGGGTTGACCTGTGGGTGCTCCTGGCTGACTTGGCTGACCCATAGCTTGAATAGCCTGGTCTTTAACTGTCGTTTGCGGCCCTGGCTGAGCTGATTGTTGGCTCATAGAATTAACTTGAGATGCAAGTGCAACCAAATTAGGATTGCACTGGTGTTGCATTACATACTGTTGTAGCTTACCTTGGTCTTTTAAACTAGCCAACATAGCCATAGTCTGGTCGATTTGACCAGGCTGGAAAGGTGTAGTACTTGGATTAAACATATTTACCCCATTTTCGCTATTGCTAAATCAACAATGCCATTGGATTTTCGATGCTTAATTGCACCACCTTTTTTCTTGTTAGAAGTTGTTGTAGATCCTCCAAGGCTAGAAAGACCAGCCACACCAAGACCTAAGCCTGCCACTTGCGATAACATAGATGGAGGAGCTTGATAAGTTTGAGCAGTTGTATTTGTCATTGGCAAACCATGCAAAATATTAGACTCATAACTTAATTGTTCATAAGGATAATTCTTAGCGTTTAAGTAACATTGATATTGTTGGTTAAGAACATTTTGAACTTGCTGTTGTTGTACAGCACCCAATTGCTCTTGATTGTTAATTAAATTTTCACCTTGTGTAAACTGTGAGTTACCAAGCGTATTAAGCGTACCAGCCGCTGTGTTGGCTAAGTTAAGTCCTTGCAAACCTAAATTAGCTCCAAACTGTTGTTGTTGTGCGTTAAGGTTAGCCGCAGTCTGATTAGCCGCCTGGTTTGTTGTTTGCGCTTGTAAGTTTCTAGCCGCACAAGTAGAGTATTGAGCTTCTGCACATTTATAAGCTTGGTTAAACGCATTACCAATTAAGTTTTGTTGAGCCAGTTGGTTAGCTTGATTCTGAGCTCCAGTCAAAACAGCGCAACGTGTACCGCCAAATGCGCCTTGTCCAACGGCCGATGCCTGGTTCATTTGTTGTTGTTGAGCCTGTTGCTGTTGCATCAACTGTATTTGAGGAGCCAAAGATGCCTGCAAATACGGATTCATATAGGCCATAGCCGTATTAGGATCAGTAAAGTTCCCTGTGCCTACCTGTTGAGCTTGATAAGGGTTGTAGGCGTAACGTGTATTTAATCCTGCAAGTCCAGCATTACCCGCCATAGTTGTTGCACATTTAAGCTGGGGTGCAACTTGTTGCGCGGCTTGTGCTGTAAATGCTTGTTGCTCAAGAGGAGTAAATTGGGCTACTGTACAGCCCAAATACTTCATGTAAGGATTTTGAGTTGTACAAGTTAATGCCTGGGTCTTGCCCAACATGCTCGTAGCATAAGGAGCCGCGTAACACGGTATCGTTGTCGTTGTGTAACTGACTGAGGTAGGGCAAGCCATATTTAATCCTTATGCGGGTAAAAATTTATCAGAGTGCGAATTTACAGCCACTTTGTTATGGCCAACAGAGCGTGCTCTATTCTTCTGTACGCGATCCATCATTTGGTAAAGTTTGCGAGCTCCAGCTTCAGTCGATCCATTGCCAAGCTCAGAAACAATACGAGCAGGAACCACAAACTCACCGTCAGCAAGACGGGCAGGCTCAGGGTTATGAGCACCAATAGTTGCAGGAATCGAATCAGAGACACCATCACCTGGCCCGCGTAATAAACGACCTCCATCTGAATAACCTCCTAAATGACCCACTGCTTGACCACCATGATTTAAAGCGGTAATACCACCAAGTGCATACTTAGTTGGGTTCTGCGCATAACACAAATAAGGAACAGCAACTTGTCCTTGATATGTGTTTCCAGTTATTTTGGGTTGATTAGTTTGGCCAGAAAGAAAGTTATAAGCATTTTTACTATCGCCAGTCATGGTATTGTAGTTTTGACTGGATTGTTGTGGTGCAGATTGGAATGTATATGTACTACATTTATTGCAATAATTAACTGGAACTATGGGTTGCGTTCCAAAATTAGACGCATTTATAACAGGCCCAGCCGCATATTGTCCCGTAGAAGGATTGTAAGAATATTCACGAATCACATTTGATGATGGACTTACAGGCGCTGAAACAGTATTAGCTGAAGAAGCTTTCTTAAGTCCTTGAACCGCCAAACCTGTTGCACCCAATCCAGCCGCTATTGTCAGTGGAGCGCATTTTTCATAAGAACTAATAATGTAATTCTTTGCCTGTTGCAACATACTTGGATTACTGGCTGTTGCAGATGGAGTTACAACGGGTGCGGCGCTAGGTGCGGCAGTAGTTGTTGCGGCAGATAAAGGATTGCTTGCGCCAGTTCCAGCCGTAGCAGGATTAGCCGTAACTGGGTTAGCTGTATAGTTAACCGTATCATAAGGTTGAGCTACACCAATAGCATTATTAGAAGCAGTTTGTGCGGCCGTAGGTTGTAATTGCTGTGTGCCAAGTTGATTAATTGCGTCTGCTTTTGATGCGGCAGATCCAGCTATTCCAGATGCTAAAGAACCTCCAGTCCAGCCCGCTAATCCAGCTTGTAATCCAGTCTTTAAGTTACCCGTAGATAATCCAGCAAGACCTCCCGTTATTAAACCAGCATTAGCACCCATGCCAAGACCAGTCAGCCCGCCTAATCCAGACACCATTGATAAGGGGTCAAAATAAGCTAATGCGGCTCCAGCTAAAGCATCTACTAAAGGATTTGAGATTGCGGCTCGACCACATATTCCTATAGCTTGACCAGCTTGACCAATAGCAGAACTACCGCCTGTTAGGTCAGAGCCAAATGCTTTACTAGGATTGGATACTAAATCGCTGAAAAAACCCATAATAACCCCTTAAATTTGGTCAAATTTTAACATTTAAGCCGTTCCAGTGGCAATTAAAATACCTTCTACACCAATACCCACTGCCGATGTTCCAGAAGACGGACCGCCAGCGGCTTGCCATTGAATATCAGTTTTTTGTGCATATGCACGGGGCGCTACCCTAAGTGTTTGGTACGAATTTGTAAATGGCGCTTGGAGTAAGATGTTAATTATTCCATTTGTATTTTGCGTCCATACCCGATAACTACAATAGTTGTTAATTGTGTTTCCGTTTTGATTTGAATAAGCATTGGAGCGGGTCAGATAAAACGTATATCCGTTTGGCACGGTATATATCATGGCTTGGCTTTTACCATTCCCAGCAGTAATTTCTGCGTACTGAACGGTCTTACCCGCATTTCCTAAGTTGAGTGTGCCAACAGCATTAACCGATCCAGAAACTTGTATTCCATTGATTCTTAAGTATGAATTTGCAGTAGTTACACCTGTTGTGCCATTGGTTAAAGTCAAAGTTTCTGACAATAAGTTGTAGCTTGAATCAAGTCCGTTAATTAATACCGATACGTTTGTATCTGATCCAGATGAACTCCAAAGTAACATTGTTGACGCTGAGCCTGGATATGTATAAGCAGTAGTGTTTTCCCAAACGGGATAATAAGTTGCGGCACTAGAATTGGGTAGTGCATTTTGATACCCATAAATATTAACTACCGAAGTACCTGTAACAAGCCCGCGAGAAACTTGCAAATATGGCGGCAAAGCCAACGGATTTTCGTTATTTGTGTAAACGGTTAATGGATTTGAAGAGCTTCCTTGTGATGGATATAGCGTAATCATACTGCCTCCCCACCGCTAACAGTTATGGTTAACCCTGTACTTGATCCTTTGGCTTGCAAAGTCACGCCTGGCAACATAATCTGCGAGCCCGTCCATTGCAGGGTAGAGTAAGCTGGCACTGATGTTGAATAAAAGATAGCGTTTGAAGTCCCTGCCGTTCCAGATGGAGAAACAATAGATACATAAACTGTCAGCGCCCCAGATGTTGTGTTACAAATATCCATATCTTTAAGATACGCCCTAACTGTTGCAGGAACCGTATAAATAGATACATAGCTTGCCGTCAAAGCCGATTGAGCAAGTTGATTGGGGGTGACGTTTTGATAATTAGCCATTAAGTCTCCAACCAGATTAATGTTTGATTTGTTGATATTTGAGCCAATGAAGCAGTATTTGTTGCATTAAGTTGAGAAAAGTACAACTGTAATATCTTCTCGAACTGATTCATCCATTCATTAGAATAGGGTGTCGGCGCAAGCGGCAAATTAGGAGGGGCTGGGTTATTGGGTATCATCTTCTGCCATCTGGTCTAATGCTCATCAAAGGTGTACCTAATTGCCATTGGGTTCCAATCTTGTTGGATTCCATCTTGACAATCAATTGACGGCCTCTAATGCGAACATACACATATCCTGTAAATTCTTCGGTAAGGTTTACAGACGCTATATAGTTAACTTGCGGCGAGTTTGGCGTGCCTACACCTGAACCCATGTTTGTTAATGGATATATCGTCATCGTAGCTTGCGGCGTTGTACCAGCCGTAGAACCAGTGAACGTTACATCTGGAAGCATTTTATCTACAAAAGCAAAGCGCTCACCCTGCGCTTGTGCAATATCAATCTCGGATGAAATAATGTAAGAATCTATGGCCGCTGGAGTACCCGTCTCATTGTCATCAACACCGCTTTCCTGGTTAACAAGGTAGCCGTTATATGTGGCCGCAACTGGGCTGGATTGCAATCCCGTATCTAACCATGCTGTCCTAGCCAATGATCCATAATACCAAATCTTGTCAATATAGTTATAAACTACATAGGCATTAATCCTAGTTCCTGATCCTGAAACATAAAACCACCAAATTTCATTAAAAGCCTCAGACGTACTGGCATAAACTTGTTGAGCTTGGTTTTGATTTATGTTTTGAAATACAAACCTACGCAGGTCCGATGGCAAAGTCATAACCTGACCTGTATACATATAGAACTTATCTCGCCCCATCCAGTACACAACACCAGCCGCAAGCGTTGCCGCATTTGGTCCCATGATGGATACATTTTCACCCATAAGCTGAGTGCTCCACACAAAAGGAGGACCAACATACTGTACAGAATAAACGGCCGCATCTGTAATAGCCAAAATCTCTTGACGAGTCTGAATAACCGTCACAATCTGAGATCCATGAGATAGTGTTTGACCACCAGCTTGGTTGGTAATAGATGGATACCAAACATAAGGATTAGCCTGGTCTGACCAACGAATCAACATAGGATTCATAGTCGTTGAACCAATATTGTTGCAACCAAATACAATTACAAACCTAGAAGAATCAGAAACAACAATGTTATTTTGTAAGGTAGGCACGTCTCCTAGTATCGCAATAGACTGCGTTCCTGATTGTGTGCCTGACGTAGCAACAGGTGCGCCGTTTTGAGTCAAAGACACATTAAACTGTGTGCCTGACGCGTTAATTACATAATACTGCGTGCCCGTACTAAGACCAGTAGGTAAAGCGCCAGTTGTTGCAAATGTGACTGAGCTTCCTGTTGGCAAATTTAAGCTAGAAACAATAAGAGCTGGTGTACCTATTGAGATCGTAACCGTTCCGCCAAGAGAGTTTAAATTAACACCTGGCGTTCCAGTTCCATTAGAAGCTGTCCAATAATAAAGACCTTGGCCTCTAGGACCATAGATCAAATCCTGGCCATAGTTGTATTGATTCCATATCTGAAGAGACTGGAGAGTCGTACTACCATTACCCCATGTTCCTCCACCCCATGCACCAGCGCCCCATCCATTAAATGCAACTTCGTATTCTGGCCCTGTATTGAGTTGATAAGAGGCCGTAACTGTACCGCCTCCTGTTGCACTACTACTGGCCGCCGTAGCCGCATTAATCGTATAAGTAGTACCTGACAATACGATTGCAACTTGATACGTTCCGTTTAGCGTAAGACCGCCTACAGCCGATGCGCCAGAGAAAGTAACAAAATCATTAATTGAAAATCCTCCGTTAGCATCTGTAACCACCACCGAAGTTTTGCCGCTTGTCGTTGCAAAAGGATTTGTTAGCGTGTTAACTGCACGAATGGGAGTAATATCGTAATAAAGATTGCCAAAGGTAATATAAAACTTTAGATTTGTACCAACGCCAATATAGCTAATGTTGTTAAACGTAAACCAATTCCAAAGAGAACGGCAAACACCTTGAAATGTATTGATTGAATATTGTGTCCAGCCGCCTATCTTTTCAGGAAAACCCTCTCGAAAACGCACAAGCTGGCTCGAATACCACCCACCCTCTGTAGCATATTGAGTCTTTTCCCTGTTAACCCCAGGTTTGAAAACAAGCTTTAAAAATGACATTATTCAATGATCGCAGTGGATGTTTCTCTGTCTAACTTTAACGCACCGTCACAACACATATTCCAATCTTCACCTTCACGCTCACTATAAGATGGGACATTTATTTTGACGTGCTTAACCAAATACTCTTTATCGCCCTCAAAAAGCCGCCAAACATGGTCCAACGTACCGCGTCCTGGCTGACCCCTAGACTTATTAAATCTTATTCTGTACTTCACACTATCTCAACCTGTGCAGGCGCTAACATTGTTGGCCGAACTTCCATGTTGAAATGTATAAACCGAATTGGTAACTCAGATGCGTGCCTAGAAAACGAGTGCGCTAACCAAGCATTTGTGAAAAAAAACATCCCAGGCTTGGGTATAAATCCAACATTGTTACTTGCTGGGGTTATAAACTTAGGATCATTTTCAGGCAAACTTGCTTGAACTTTCCCCGCCCTTGGGTCATGAAATACCAAGTTTGAGCAATTCTCAGGACATTCAATAAAGTAAAACCCAACGACTTGCACTGGATTTGTATGTGTATGTTGCTCCATTAGTGAGTGTTTATGGTGTTCTTGACACCACATAGACTCAATAACAGTACTCATTTGTTGCATCTTATAACCCTGGTTAAACAAAATAAACCAAGATTGATTGCCTACAAATTGAATAAACTCAGCCAAACGCGGATCAGCATATATGTTGTTAGTCATCCTAACAGGATATATTTCATCCAGCTTTTCGTTAGCTTTGACAATTGCAAGGTGCTCGTCAGTAACAGCTTTGACGGCATCTAAAAATTCTGGCTTTTCTTTTGAATAAACAACAGACGTGAAGTAATGCCCAACATCTAATGAATGGGTTAAAATTGGAGCTTCTGGTTTTGCGTTACACATTGGTTCATTTTTAGGTTTACGTTTTGATTTTCTCATTATCCACCCAAAACAGCAAGGGCACGCTGAGTTAATTCAATACGTTCATTAAGTCCAAAAGTGCCACCATTAATGCGCTTTGTCAAGCCTTCCCAATTCTTGGCCTCTGCCAATTCATTACATCCGTGGGTCTTCCAAAACCATCCTCCAGATAAAGCGGCGTACATTGGAAGTGCAACTTGTTGCGGGTCTTTTGTAAAGTCTTTGTTTACAGCCTGACTAAAATGCCAGTAATTATCGTGTCCAGTCAACTGTATGCACCCACGGCCGTGATAAAGCCAGCCATCTCCGCTTGCCTCGTCCCGATTGCCCATACGATTAGAGTAAATCCTGTTAGCAATCTTGACTGGATTACCAGCATAAAGCGCTATTTCTTCAGGTTTAAACTTATGCCCAAATAGTTTTTCAAGCGTTGCGGCTTTGTAATTTAGGTTTTCTTCTAACGTTTTAAACTTGTTGCATTCGTGGGAGCATTGGCCAATAAAAGCGGCCTGTTTGTTAAGATCGTCTATGCCAAAAGTTGCAAAAGTAGTGGTAAGTGGCTCAGACCATTCTGAACCAATCCCAAGGGCGTGGAGCTTTTCTGGGCTGATCATTTGACCCCCTTGTTTACCGTTTCTCTGACGCTGTTGTATTGCTGGATACAGGCGTTGAGGGAGAGGATGGCTGTGTCGCCGTCTGTTGCGATGGCGATAAGCTCTTTGACAGTCTGTCGCTCAGATTCGGATTCATTGGTTGAATTTCCAGGCTGAGAGGCGGTACTTGAATTGGCTGATACACCACAGGAGGTTTGAGGTAACCGCAACTCGCCAGAGTCAGCGCGAGCATTAAGACTAGATTGCTGGGTTTTAATATCATCTTTCGCCTTTCTTAGAGCAGTCGTTGCGGTTGCAATTTTCTGGTTTAACTCTGCTTCTTTTGCGCGAGCTTCGCCATTAAGTCTGATAATTTCTGCTTGATCTTCGTCAACACGTTGTTGATAGCCTGCATGATGTCCATAAAAGTACACTCCTATAAAAGTTGCAATAGCTCCAATAATAACCCAGGGATTAAATAAACTAAACATTTTCTGCCCTCGCTTGTGCCATACGCTCACGCTCATGATCTGCCTCTAAAACAGGACCGCTGGTAGGCGCTGGGGGCGCTGTCCAACCCGTGGCTGGACCCATAACAATTTCTTTAACAGGAGGAGCTACATAAGCATCTTTGCCAGATTTAACGTTGTTCATCATAGCGGTAGCCTCATTTGTTAAGCCTTTAGTCATAATGCCGCCTATGCCTCCTACGATAAGAAGCACAATGTCATTAAGCATCTTGGTAAATGCTTGATCAATTGGAGCCATAGCCTTGATTGGCTGAGACACAAACATTACGCTATATATTAGGGTAACTACTATGAAAAATAGTATCAGTGTTACCACAACGATAACAAAAGACCTTGTACGGGCTTCTATTTCATCGGCAGTTAGTCGTTCCTGATTGGGGTTGGGGGTTAACAGGAGCAGTAGTAATTCCTTCAATTTTCTTCTCCAATACAGGTGCAACTAAATATTCTGGACAATCTTGGGTGAACTCACAACGTGGATGCTGACACTGAGGCGCACCAAAGTTATCAGGATCTTGGCAAAAATAGCGGTAACGGTCTTGACACCCCGCTAATAATAAAATCAATAAAGCGCATATTCTCATTCACTTTTTTCCTTTTGCCGTTCCATTTCTTTCTTCAGCTTTTCAATCCGCTTTATGTCTGCCTGCAACAATATGCGCTCTTGACGCACATCCATATACAAAAGACCTAGAATGGGAAGCACCAGAACAAACAACAACGCCAATATGATTATCGTTATTACATAGGCCCAGTCATTACTTTTATTGCCCACATCAGCCCCGCCATATAAATTGCAACTATTATCACCGCTATAGTCGAAGCTGTCCTAAACCAAATTTTATCAGCCAGTTCCCTCTCCCTCGCTTCAATCTCTCTTCTTTTCTTGAACATAGCTTGCTTAGCAATAGCTTGTTCATTTGCAATTGTGCCAATCATTTTGTTCACACGGGTGTATAAATCTTTCAGTTCTGGAGGAACGTGGTAGACCATATACTCCCTTAGTTCTATGCTCA